TTCAATTACAACCTGTCGTGATTCTCCAGTTTGTAAATCCTGCCAAGTTACTATGTCACCATTTTGTTCAATGGTTTCTAGTTGTGCAATACGGTCTTTTGCCCGACCATCATAGCCAACCATTACATTGTACTTGTCTGTCTCAACATCATAACAAAAGACAGGAAACTTAATTACTCGCTGACGCGGGGTGGCAATAGTAGCCTTTGCTTGATAACCTTTAAATGTAGGACCTAAAGTATTTGTAGTTCCATCTCTATAAAGAATAAATTTATACCCAAGATACTCTTGACTACCAGTTGGTTGGCTAGTTGTTACTTCAACTGGACCAACAGTAGCATCGTATGTAACTAGGTCATACTCTGTACCCTCTGCATCTACAGTTTCTAATGTCATAGAACCGTAGGTAAATTCACCTCTACCTATAAGGCGTTTAAAGTTTTTAGGCTCAAGAGTATTGTATCTAATGTAACCAGTTTGAATATATCCATCCGTCATTAACGTACTATTTGACTCAATATTAATTGTACCAGTTTCATTTACTAATGCTGTGGCTGATGATACTGCCGTAGATGCTACGTTAGTTGCTACTTTAGCATAACTAAATGTTGTAGTTGTTGCTGATGTAACTGTGTATTTACCATTAAATGTAGCATCAACGCCTTCTACCCAGATGCTATCTCCAGTAGTTAATCCGTGGGCTGTAGCAGTAGTTAATGTTGCAACATCAGATGTTAATTGTTTGTTTGTAATTGTGCCACGGTTTACTGCTGTTGTAGCAAATACTAATCTGTCTGTTTCTCCAGCAAAAGCACAGGCTGTTGTATTATATCCAGTAACACCATTGTCTAGCCATAAATCATTTGCATAAGCAAATCTTAAACCACCTAAATCATTACCTAAATCTATACGGATAACTCCTGCTTCACCTGCTACACCAGTAGCACACCAAGCAAATCTATCTCTAAATGCAAAGTCATAACAAGGTTGGTCAGTTTCAACCATAAGTGGTCCATAAAGAATAGAACCATTATCATCTACAGTAGCAACACGAATACCCTTGCTAGTGCCTATTAGCATATAACCAAGATAATAAGCAATCTTATATATTTTTTCTCCTGCTGGCATTTCTGCTGCTGTAATAGCAGTAGTTAGCGATGGCATTGAACCTGTGCTGGCAGTTAAAACAAACTTATAAATACTAGATTGTATACCAGAAAAACCTGATACATATATAGCAGTACCAGATGCAGTAATACTTGTAAATATGTGGTCAGCATCACTATGAGTATATACAGCAGTAGGTGTAGTACTAGCACTAGTTGAAAACTCATATATCTTATTATTAGCGCCCATAACAATACGGTCTTTAATGTATTCCATAGTCGCATTAGTTACTGTAACACCATTAACAGTAAACATAGGCGTAGCAGTAGTAGAACTAGTACCTGTTAATGCTTTTTTATTTACTTCTAATTTACCAGATGGACCAGTATCATTGGTTACCCAAAAAGCAGTAGTTCCATCATCGCAAATAGCAAATACTTTATCATCAGTACCAGCGTTATAATCAATAAAATCAGTTAATGTTCCATCAGCAGCAATTTTATCTACATCATAACCATCTAATAATAAAACACCATCAGTGTTAGACCACTTTATACTACGAGCACTTTGAAATGCTCTACCATTATCATCAAGAGGATGAGTTGTATAGTGTGCATTACTAGTATTTTTTAATAAAGTTACTTCACCTTTGTTCCATACATTAACGCCACGACTATCTTTAAACTGATAAGTACTTTCACCAGTAATTAAAGCAGGGTCATAAAAAGTAATGCCAGCCCCATCGTGAAATGAGGACTGGCTTCTTATCCACCACCCAGTTAGAGACTGTTCACCAGGTTCAGTTTGGTTATCAAACTGTTCCTTTCTATACGGAGCAGTCTGGCGAATATATGGTCGTTGGTCAGAAATAGAATATATAAACGGCATACCACCAAGAGCGGTATCATAAGCAATGTCAGTATTCTGCCAAATAGATTGGGTTGCAACAACACCTACATCTACGGCTATGGCTCGGGTTGCACGACCTTCGGTAATATCACGACCAGCCACTTATTCTCCTTGCTGTTGTTGTTCCTTTAGTTTTTCTTTTAAATGTTCATTAGCCCAGTACAGTGCGTAATAGTCATAGTCAAGACTAAACCGCTTTATATGTTTAACTAACGCTCCTGTATGAGCGTGTAATGGTATGCCAGCCTTTTCCATTCTACGGAAAAATATAATATCTTCGCCAATAAAATGGTCATCTTGACCATCACCAGTTTCCATAAACATACCCTTGCCAGGATGTGCTTCACGCATTTTTGGCACGATAGATTTGTGCATTAATACAAAACCAAAGCCAGCACAATCAACTTTAAGTACTTGATTTTCTGGCAATGGATGGTGATATTTAATTTGAAACTCAGTTATATTGTCAAACAAAACAGGAAATGGGCGCATCAATGTGCCTTCATTTTCCTTAGATATAAAGTAAACACCGCTAACAACAGGACGATTAATTTTATCTGCTGTCTGCCATAGTAACTTCATAGCATCTAGGTTTAATACTATGTCTGAATCAACCCATAGTAACCAGTCTGTTTTAATTTTATCAGCCCAATGGTCAAACAATACTTGGCGTTGTCTACCAATTTGATTACCTTGAACTCTGATACTGGTATTAATTACCATACCATTAGGTGCTCCAGCAATAATTGCTGTTGTTAATCCTTCTGTAAATTTGCCATCAGTTGTGCCATTGTCACACCAACCAAGGGCTACTGTGTCATTTTTTCCTATCATTGTGTCCCCTAACTAGTTATTCTTCTGTTACTACTGGTTCTTCTACTACTGGTTCTGATGTAATAGCAGGTGTCTGTTGTGCTGCCAATGCTGCAGCAACTGCTGCTGCTACGGCATCATTAAATGCTTGTTGCTTTGCTGCTTCTTCTGCTGCCTTGGCTTCTGCTTCGGCTATAAGACGGGCAGCCTCGGCTGCTTGGTCTGCTTCATACTGAGCAAACTCTTCATCAGTCATTTCACGGTCTATGATTGTGTCTGTTGATATATCGTGTATACGAATTATTGGATTAGTCATTAATTAACTCCATAAAGTAAAAGTGTTCCAGATGTTAAATTTCCCGAACTCATTAATAATTGTAATGAACTTATAGCGGTTGTTTGATTCCAAATACCGTGTTGAAATCTAAAATTTAAATTAGTAGTTGTAGTTTGATTATTTGTAACAAAAGAAGATTTCATTAATTTCCAATGAGTGGTATTTGCATAATCAAAAATTTCAAATACCCCAAATCCCGCAGTAGCAACTGCATTATCTGAAGCAGGAGATGCTGTCCATCTATTAACATTTACTGTTTGAGCATCTGCTGATGCTGCTGGTAAAAGATAATTAGTTCCAGAATCACTATTTGCTCTTATATATAAGAAAGTAGCATCATCTGCGGGCAATAAATTATTTACATATCCAATTAATGATTTATATATAGGTGGTATATTACTTATAGTTACTGATGCGCCAGATAAAGTAGTAGTAGATAATAAAGTCATACCACTTTGAACTGGGTTAGGAACTAAAAATCTGTTTCCCATTAGTAGACCTCGTAACCTGCAATATGGAAGTCAACTGCAGTTGTAGATGCAGAGCCAGTAATAGTTTCACCATTGTAAATAATCTGCTCTAAGTCAATAAATTGAGTAGAGTTTGCTGGAATAGATATACTTGATACCAATGGTACGGTAGCCAAGTTAATCGTTGCAGTAGCAGCAGATGTAGTATCGTTAACAATAGCAATGTTAGTTACGGCTACGGCTATGCTTGATGGTGATGTGTATAGCGTTGTATTAGAGGTTGCTGCTGCACCTCTGTACAGGGTTATGGATGTGTCTGCCACTATTTATATTCCTTTCGTGACCAGAATTGTCGTTTATAAGAATTAAAGAATAAAGTTTTTAATTTTGAACTTACTAAACTTTGCTCTCTACGCTCTTTATCAGAGCCTATTTTGTGTTCCCAGGACTCTCGTTTAAATGGTATTACCTGAGCCATAGGAGTTCCTGCGGGTATTATCCCTTCCCATTTAACATCATTAAGTACAAATGGAAAATTAACTGGGGCTTTATATGTATCTGTATCTACTATGCCATCAAGGATAGTAAACACAGATTGCCTGTGCATTGGTGCAGTAAATAAAACTGAGTATCCAGGTGGGGTAGTAATCGCATAAGGATTATTCCACTTAGGATATGGCGCTTCATTTCTTGCTGGATGCAAAGGTGCTTGTTCTATTGGATGAAAAGATATAGCACCTTGGTCGGACCAAGTGTAGTAAGGTAAATCATCCTCTACTGATACTTGTATATCTACCTGAGTATAAAGAATATATCCAGCAGTTATAGCATCAAATACGGGTATACATTTTTTAATTGTATGTGGTGTATTACCGTTATTAACAACTTTTTTGCCTTGTTCACCAACATATTCTGGTGTATTTCTATACCAGTCTGGTACCTCTTTTACTGCTGGCTTGGGCGGAAAAAAATCCAACCCAAGCACATTAGTAAATATTATCTTTTTCATATTGCCCCCTTATTTTTATTACGGTGCTATGTAAAGTAATACTACGCCAGCGCCACCTGCGCCACCTTGTCCACCTACGGTTAAGGTTGGATTAAATCCACCACCACCACCGCCACCGCCTGCACCTGCTCCAGTTGCAGGATTTCCAATACTGCCAGCAACCGCGGTATTAATTATAGCACCACCGCTACCACCACCGCCTGCACCTGCTCCACCATCATTTCTACCGCCACCACCACCGCCAGAACCATAAGCAGTATTAGAAGGAAGTATTGCAGTTATATTATTTGTACCAGTTATATTTGATGTAGAGGCTTGAGTAGCCCCACTTCCACCTGCAGTACTAAATGCACCAACACCACCTGTTACACCATTAATAGTTATAGCACCAGCAACATTTGAAGAAGCATTACCTCCCCCGCCACCATTTCCTGCGTTACCACTTACAAGATTTGTTTCAGGGGCTTGCGCACCATTGCCACCTGTTCCACCATTAGCAGTAGCAATACTTGTATTGGTAACAGTAATATTAGAAGCATTACCGCTACCGCCACCAAAAGAAAAATTCCTAGTATTGCTTGTAGTAGTATCTCCAAGACCACCATTGCCAGGAGTACCTACAGTAATAGTTACAGTTTGTGCAGCACTAACGGTATAATCTTTAAATCCAACAATAGCACCGCTGCCGCCGCCACCTCCACCGCAAGATATTCCATTACCATTACCACCTTTACCACCACCAGCACCACCACCGCCAGGGCCAATTACATAAGCGGCAATTTTAGTAATACCTGAAGGTATAGTGTAAGTACCACTAGTATTAAATGTTTGTGCTAATTGATAAGTACTTGGAATAACTAAACCAGTTGCTGCTGCAAAAGCAGCACCTAAACCATTATAGTTTTGACCAGCAATATTAACTGTATAGGTTGCACCAGTTTGTAATACAACAGTTGTTGGAGAAGTAGTTAATGTATAAGAAGTTGTTGGAGCAGTTGTAGATGTGGCAGTTACTAAATAAGAAGTTGCTGCAGGACCTAGTGTACTAGGTGTAAAACTAACTGATACATTTGTAGTATCTGCTGCGGTAGTAGCAGTTGATGTACTTGGCGCAGTAGGTCTTGCGTAGTTTCTTTTACCGCCTCTAATATTTCCTGTAGCCATTATGCAATCTCGCTTCCAAATAGATTAAATGCCATTGTTGCTGAACTAGAATATACAGTTACAACATCACTAGCATCTAAGGTTATTCCTAAAGTTAAAGTATCTGTGCTTTGTGGAGCCACACTTGAGTCATAAACTATATAATGTTCATTAGCCAAAGTTGCTCCATTTGGTCTGACCGCTATTCTATATGTAGCAGGTGCAGGTCCTATGTTAGCCACCGTAATAGTTGATATTACAGTTTCTGTAGCAGACGGTACAGTATATGCAGTCGTTGCTGTTGTTGCGCTGGGATTAACCTGACCCAGCACTTTATATGTTGCAGCCAAGTTAGGCTCCCATCAGTAGTAGTGGATTAAATGTTTCACCCTGCGCTGTTCCTGTAGAAGCAGAGGTAATTCTACCATAGGCATCTACAGTAATAGTTGAAAGGGTATAAGTAGCAGCAGTTACTCCACTGGTACTTAAATCTATTGTCGGGGCAGTAGCCGTACCGCCAACAGAAATTCTTGTTGTGCTTGCTGAAGTAACAGAAGTTACTGGAGCAGTTCCGCTTGATGCTGCAGTTATACGACCTTGAGCATCAACAGTTAAACTTGTATAAGTATATGAAGCAGGAGTTACTGCAGTATCAGCAAGATTTAAAGTTACGTCACCAGATGTACCACCACCTGATAAACCAGTGCCAGCAGTTACACCAGTTATATCGCCTGGGTTAGGTGCAACCCATTTTAATCCTGTTGCTTCAGCGCTATCAACTGAAAGAATATATCCGTTAGTTGAGGCTACAGTTAAAGCCGTTGGAGTAGATGCAGTTGTAGCAGAAACAATTGCTCCCTTAGCAGACCATAATGCTTTATCTACGAAGTTAGATGTATCAGGTGCTACTACTTGCCAAGCACTACCTGTATAAGCCTTCATACCTGGAAGCACTGTGTTGTAATACAAAGTACCAGCAACTAAAGGATTGCCGTCATTATCTACAGTTGGGTCAGATGACTTAGGTCCTAGGTATTCATCATCAAAGGCATCAAAAGATGCTGCTGCACTAGCAGCACTTGTGGCTGCTGAGTTGGCAGATGTTAATGCAGATGATGCAGATGTACTAGCACTTGAAGCAGATGTACTAGCAGCAGTTGCACTTGCTGCTGCAGATGTAGCCGAAGTGGCTGCTGCGGTTGCAGATGCTGCTGCGCTTGTTGCGCTAGTGGCTGCAGCAGTAGCAGATGTAGATGCACTATTGGCAGAAGTTAAAGCAGAAGATGCTGAAGTGCTAGCCGAAGATGCACTTGTTGCTGCAGCAGTGGCTGATGTTTCAGCACTAGTTGCTGAAGTTGCAGCAGCAGTAGCACTAGCAGCAGCAGAAGTTGCTGAAGTCTGGGCAGCAGCAACGCTGGCTGCCATAGTAGATGCAGATGTTGCAGCAGAGTTAGCCGATGTTAATGCACTAGATGCTGAAGTAGATGCGCTATTAGCACTTGTAAGAGCGCTAGAAGCACTAGTAGCAGCCGATGAAGCACTAGTAGCAGCAGATGCTGCAGATGTGGCTGCTGCTGCTACCTGAGCATCAGCAAAATCTTTACGCACAGCATCGCTAGCATCTGTTGGTGTAGCAAGATTTGTAATCTTAAACCCACCAGCATTAAGGGCATCGCCCATTGTTTTGTTAGTTAAAGTCTGAACAGCGTTAGCAATAACTACAGTACCAGTTGTATTAGGTAATGTAATTGTATTATCTTGTGTTGGGTCAGTTACTGTAAGAGTAGTCTCATAAGCATCTGCAGTTGTACCTTCAAAAATTATACTTGCTTCAGCAGATGGTGTTCCTGTAAATGTTGGGTTAGAAATTGTTGGGCTAGTAAGAATTTTATTTGTAAGTGTTTGTGCCTTAAGTGTACCTACTACAACACCTTCACCAGCAGCAATGCCGTGCATATCGTGAGCAACACCAGCACCATCATTATAAGAACCAGTAGCCTCGGCGTGTAAGTTAGCATCACGATAGTCTCTACCAATTGCCATATGACGAACTACTGCACCAGCAGAGTGGTCTTGCGCTCCACCAACAGTATCTACGCTTCGGGTAATTGTAAATGTATTAGTACTCGGGTTGGCTGTGGCATCTACAATTTCTTCAAGCGCTGTATCTGGGTCAATTACTAAAGTAAAGGTTCTTCCTGCTGGAATAGTTACACCACCAAGTAAACCAGAACCTGATACTACTGATATTGAACTAGCACCAGAAGTAATTGCTGATGTTAATGTAGTCTGTTGAGAGCGGGATGAGTATTGTCGTGTTGTCATTTATCTTCCTATCGGGCGCTATAGTGAAGTCGGGGTGGATATTGATTTTGTTGCTTAGAGCGTTCCTCGTTAAGGCGCTGGGTATACAAACCAAATAGTTGTCGGACTGCATTATTACTTGCACCGAACGGACGCTTAGCGTCAATCTCATCAGCCTGTGGGCTGTATTGAGCAGCACGTGCTGGGTCTAGATATTGTAATAATCTATAAGCAGCACCAAGAATTACTACATCTTTAGTACTTTCTGGCAAGCCAGTTTGTGTAGCAAAGTCTTGATTAGTAGCAGTAAAAACAGATGGGCTAGTAGCATACATAACCTTTACTGTTCTACCTGCGATAATTACATCCCCAATAGTTATAGTTTGACTACCACTACCCCAAGTAGTTACATCAGCAAATGGGTCAAAGTCCCATCTTCTAACTCTTATCCATTCTTTACTAGGACCAATGTCCTGCCAAGATACAGATAAGATATTTTCAATACTTAAATCTTGAAATTCATATGTTGTAATTGCTGCATTGTAAGTAAATGTAGTTTGTTTAGTAGCATAGATAGAACCACCAACTGCGTGGACTGTATCATTAATAGCCTTCTTAATACTTTCTCTAGGAAAGATTGGGCTAACAGTTACTTTAGCATCTACTGCGTGAGTACTGGCAGTAGTGCCTAGATAGCCACGACCATAAGGAGATACAGTTGCTGTATTAGCAACACGGTCTACGTTATCTACCCATATTAATTCATCATCAATTTCAACAATACCTTTACCTAAATCTTGAGTAGAAGCAAGGCTTAAAATTAATGGTGAAGAACTAGGTGATGTTAATGTAGTTACTGCGGTTGTTAAATATGTAGAACGGTCTTGTTGATAGGTATATCCAGATAGATTAATCTGAACTTCATCCATCATTTGAGCCAAGGTATATGTCATAGATTTATGCTCCTTAGAGCGTCAGTAGGGGAAAGTCCTGTTGTCCCAGCAAGTTCATTACAAATTCCACCTAGTGCTTTATAGTCATTAGGTTGACGGTTAGTATCTGCTTTTTTATTTAACGCAGCAATTAGGGCTAACCCAGTTGTTTCTGCATAAGCATTGGCTGCAGCAGTTGGGGCTTTATATGCTGATATTGCTGGATATGTTCCGCCATTAGCCAAGCGATTAAGTTCGCTAGTAAATGAACTACCTGCTGTGCCTGTTGCCATTATCTATACCTTGCCGTTTTCTTTGCTATGGATTTTGGTTGTTTAACAAACTGCTTACCTTTTTTGTTATCTGAGATTTAGCCAGTGCCATTACTTGTAGCCACCGCCTCGCTTTTTATATTCAACAGCAAGTAGTTGAGCCTTACGGGCTGACCATTCTCCTGGGTCTCCACCTTTAGAACCTGCTTTAATCTTTTCAAATAATGCTTTACGCATACCAGGCTTAGTGTAATTACCAGCCTCATTTACTTTAGATTTAGTTTTAGGTTTAGACTTTTTTTTCTTTACCATTTTACTTTATCTGCCCAGTATGCTGCAGACATTTTACCTTTGGCTATATTCTTACTATGTCTAGCCTTAAAAGATTCTCTGCGCTTACGATATGAAGCAGACTCTCCTTGTTTTTTAGGACTACCAGATACGCCTTGTTGTCCAAAACGAATAGTCTTAACCTGACTACCTTCTTTAGCCACAACAACGTGTGATTTAGTAGGATGATTAGGAGTGCGTTTAGGTTTATTAAATCCAGACACGCCCGCTCTAGCGAGTCTTGGGTCTTTCTTGTTTGCCATATTCCCCATACTTTCCTAGAACTTCTTTTACAGTTCCATCTTTACGGAGTCTTACAACTAGTCCGTTTTTAATTTGTGTGTTATTAAAACCATCGTGTCTTTTAAGTTGACCTGATGACATTATTTTTTCTTTGCTTTACCTTTAACCTTTTTCAGGTTAGGATTTTTTTTCTTTGCAGCAGCAGAGGCTTTACGTGCACCACTGGCTAGAATTGCACCAGCAGATTCCATACTAATACCTTGCTTTTTAGCAATAGACTTTTGGGCTGCTTTAAAACCCATACCTTTTTTAGTCTTCATCTCTGACGACCTTTTTGGTCATAACGGCGTCCTTGTAGAACAGCACCCCAAAATTGTCCAGCCTCAGAATCTGTTCTGCCACGTTCATTCCATTCAGCATATTCTTTGGCTGCATTTTCAATATAGCGAGCAATAGTTGATTTGCTTTCGCCTATACGAGTTTTGCCAGGCTTCACTTCTTTTTGCCCATTTTCTTCATAGACTTTTTAGGGGCTGACTTCTTCATACCCTTTTTCATTTCCATTCTTTTTTCAGCCTTAGATTCCATCTTTTCGCCCATTGCATAAGCCTTTGCTGCTTTCTTTCCTTTGGCTGTATATGGGAATTTCTTTCCGTTTACCATTGGCATTTTATGCTCCTATTTCTTTCATTACTGTCGCTGTTTGTTTGTTGATATTTTTTGCTGGTGGCATTTTATTACCATCATAAGGCTTGCCTAGTACTTCGCTAGCCTTAATTGCCTCTTGAATCTTCGCCATAGAAGTTCCATTTGGCTGAATACCTTGAGCCCTAGCGGCTTGATAGGCATTCAATTCTTGGTTAAATGCTTTATTAGGCATAGTCCTACGACTATCTGCATCACCTGTATTCATCTGTAAAGAAAGTGCTTTACATCCAAAACAATCATCTACTGGTTCTGGATGATATTCCCAATGTTTCATATAGCAGTAAAGTTGCTTTCTGTTATACCTACATCGCCAGCAATTAATGATGCTTTAGTAGCATCATCTACTGTGTAGTTATATCCACCACGATATACAACTGGATAGTTTAATAAATCACTATCTTGTGGATATCTAATCTGTGCATATTGACCATTGTCATTTCTGACAATAGTTATACCACGGTCTATTTTATAAAAGTAAAATAACCTATGACCACCAGCAGGACCTTCTTCTACTGTTGGTGTTTTAAATAACCATTCGGTCATAATTCCTCCTAGTGAATTTACTGTAAGACACTGCAACGTATTTGCCGTATAAACAGTGTCTTACCGTCAATCAACTATTTAGCAGCGATTGATGAACCAGTCTCAATGCGATACAAAGCCTCGTCACGATAAATTGCAAAGCCGAGTACGCCGTACCAGCCCATTGGGCGGAAGCGCATCAACTTATCAGTTACGTTACCGATAACAATGTGTGGTTCTTCTGCAACGGCTTCTGCCATTGCTTGTGAACCGCAAAGGATTGTGTCAAATACACGGGTTACTGGAGTTACAGTTACAGTTGCATCAACAGCAACAGCGCCAGTATTGGCAACAGTTACAGTGATGGTTGTAGTATTTCCAGATGTGCTGATAGAGGCAATTTTTGCTGTTGAAGCAATACCTGTAGCAGCAATCTTATCGCCAACTTCTGCACGAGAAGCAATGACGGAAGATGAAGCAACTCCGATTGTAAAGCCTGCTGAAGTACCAGCAACAGTTACTGCTGTTGTGGTTAGAGCAGTCTGGTCAGCACCTGACTTAGAGTTAGCAAGACGTGAAGACTCTACGAAAAATGCTCCTTCGTAATCTCCAATTTCTCCTGCCCAAATCTTGTCAACGTTGCCAGGTGTTTGTGCGTGAACAAAGTTCCAGCCCAAGTTACCTGACTCGGCACGAAGGTCGTGTGAAACTTCTGGGTGGATACCACACCAGTAGTAAGAACCACGGCGAGCCTTAGCCTTGTTGGCACGTAACTTAGCAACAGCCTTGCGGATGTCTGCTGAGTCAATTGTGTCAGAAGCAGTAAGAGTTGCTGTTGAAGTACGGCTTCCACCGTATAGAACGTTTGAACCTGCGCCAAGAGTATTCATTGCAACAGTGTCAATAGAATCAGCAAGGTTGTATGCAATGATATTTGCAATTGCTGGGTCTACGTCTGCCAATGAGAATAACTCAAGAGCACGGGTTACTAGTACTGCATTACCATACTCATTAAGAGTAATTGTTACAGATGTTGGTGTTGAAAGAGATACTGCATCTGGGTCAGTTGTCTCAGTTAGTGCGGTAGTTGCTTGGTCTAAATCTACATACTTTTGTAGTACGACTGTTGCTCCTGGGAAAGCCTGCTTAGCAGGACGCTTATCTGCGACTGAACGAATTAATGGTTCAGAGCGAAGCGCAAATTCCAGAAGGCGGTCATACGCCTTTTGTACTAGACCAGCACCACCAACGGAACCTCCAAGAGAGGTACTTGCGGTTGATGTATAGGCATTAGCCATTTTGCGTCACCTCCAGTGACTATGAACTGTTAGGAATTGCGTAGAAGATTTAATAAATCATCCATTGAATCCACAGAATCAATCTGTCGTTCAATGTCTACGGCTTTGTCTGGAGCAATTCCGCCTTGAGTTACAATATCTTGCTGACGTAATGCAGCAAGGTCTTTCTGCTTTTCTTCAACCTCTGATTGTGGATTGTAGCCAATTAAATCTCCGTTATCACGAAGCCAAGAATCAATAGATTCTTCAGTAGCATCATTCACATCTTTAAGTATTAGACGAGCAGCCTTAGCGTTTACTCCCTTTTTTGCTAGGACTTCCGTGACGGTTCTTTCCTTACGCTCCTTGAGGAATCCTTCAAGTTGTTCGGATAGTTCTTTGATACGCTTTTCGTCAGCACGTTTGGCTTTTCTTAGTTTCTTAACTAAATCATCGCCAGTTAATTGCTGCTCTTGTGTATCTTGTTCGTCTTCGTCTTCATCCCAGTAGTTGTTGCTCATAGCAACCACCCTTTCTATTCGTTGTTAGTCGCAAGCCTCAGTTCTATCCAGGGGTAGATAGGCTGGCTCTTGCTACCAGTCTTATACACCGTGTGGGGCTGGTCGGTCCACATCGGGATTCTTATATTGTTCCGCCTATATTTCTTGTAAGCGAAGTTCTACCTAACCCTGAAGCACCGCTAAATGCAGCGGTCTCAAGTTGAGATAGTTGATTACGGGCACGTCTTGCAGATGCAAGTCCCTTAAATTCTTCTTGCTCGGCTGTTGTTTGATTGTAATTAATACCAGCCTGCTTATATATATTGCTTAGTAATTCAGTTCTAGGCAATATGTTTGCTATGTTTTCATAACCTTGACGGGCTCTTGCTAAATCTACGCCGTATCTTTGTAGTTCAGAAATTCTAGAAAGGTCAGATTGTAAACCATATTGTGCAGCAGTTGCACCAATTTCTGCAGTTGCTACTTTAGTTTCTAGTTCTGGTAATGTTTCTGTTGGAGATAAGAAATAAGCAACAATATCTGAATTAGTAATTGTTGGATAATATGTTCTTAATTGACCCAAAACTGCTGGATTAGTATTAGATAAACGATTAACGGCTATACCAACACGACTACCTAATTCAGTATTAGATATGTCATTACCAATCAATGTAGCAAACTGTGCACGATTAGCCAGTCTTTGCTGACCATATCTTCTTAAAGTTTCTGAATAATCTTTTTCTTGTGCTAGATATTCTGCTTCAGATAAAACATTTAAACCTGCTTTTCTACGGGTTTCATTACCAGCAAATCTTGCTTTATATGATGGTAGATTGCGTAATTCAATTACTAATTGATTAGCACCCATTCTTGGGTTAACTAAACCAGTTTTAATATAGTTTAATATTTCAGTTAATTCTGCTTCACTAAAACCATAACTACGCATTGTTTGCTCAACAAGAGCATATGCATCACGTTTTTCTTGAGATACATTATCTGCTGCAGTACCTGTGCTAGCAGTAGAAGTACCTACAAATTTACCAGTGGCATCATATTGTCCACCTTCAACTTTATTACCTTGTGCATCAAATCCACCAACTGCAGGTGTATAAGAAATACCATATTGACCATATTGACTTGTTATTTTTTTATAAGCATCTGCTTCTGAAATGCCTTGTGCAACAAGTTCAGCAATTTGTTTTTTCTGTAAAATTTCTGCCATAGCAGCAGTATTAACACTGCCATCTGGTTTAGTAACTTGTTTTTGTTCAGCAGCAGATAATTGCCCAGACAAAGGTGTGTCATTAAAATAACCTTGTGCATTAATGCCACCACGAGAAGCAATATATTCTGGAGTCATACCCATTGCTCTAGCCTCTGCTTCTTTAGCAGCATTGCGTTCTGTACCAGTAATAGTTAATCCAGAAGATGGAGATACCATACCAATGCTAGTTGCAGCAGGTGGTCTACCAGTTGAAGGGTCTACGCCAGTATAAGTTTTTCCATCAATAGTTACTGTTTTAGTTTGCGCTCCATATTGATTGGCTGCATTGTAGTTTCTTTCCCAGTTTTGATTATCTAAATAACCCATTTAAGCAGCCCCCCAAGTTTTAAGAATTGTATCTACAAGACCAGCCGCTGATTCATTGGCTTTCTTTGTAAACTTCCAATTTGGATTTTGTCTTAACATACCAGTATAAGTAATTGGGTCTATTAATTTATCAGCAGTCAAAGCAGATTGAACATCTGCATCAAATATATCTACAGCACCTTCTGCTAGTTCTAGTTCGCTAGTTTTAAGTTTTCTATATTGGTCTGCAATATCAGATACTTTTAAACCACCCTGAATATAAGAATCTAAACCTTTATATAAAGTGCTTATTACTTTACCCTTTTTGTCCATAGCACCTTTGGTTATAAAATTAATACGCATCTCTAATCTATCTTGTTCAGATAATTGATTATAAGATGTACTTCTACTAGTTCTATTACCAGTAATAGGGTCAGTAACGCTTGTACTTTGACTTACTCTTGCTAGTTCTTCTTTATGAAGTTTTTGCCAATATGCTTCAGCCAAGGCATCATAGTTATTTACTAAATCAAAATCACCAACATACTGTTGAACAGTACGTCTAAACTCTGCTAACGCATCAGCCTTAGTAGTTAAACCACTACTTCTTGCACTTTCACTAATTGGTTGTGTATTTATACGAGTACGAATCCAATTAATATTTTTGTAATTGTTTTTTGTAATATTCTTCTTCACCACGAGGAATTCTGCTAATATAATCATTAACAGCACTATCTAAATCAGAAACTATAAATCCTAAACCATCATTAGTAGGAAGAATTGCTATAGGTTTAGGATTTGGTTGTTCAGGAGTTGAACGACCAGTAATAAATGGTTCTGTACTAATAGAGCCAGGACCACCAGCATTGCGATTAAGTGTACCGTCAACGAATTGTTTAAAATCTGTTTGTATACCAGAACCAATAGGTGAAAATTGTGGTTTATTAATAGGGTCTTTTACATCAGAATCTTTTGTTTTTGTATCTTTATTAGATGTTGATGGTTGAGGACCAGCCTTAGCATTAGCAATAAATACTTTAAACGCTGGGTCTTGTTTAGGTCTTTTACCAGTAAAGTCAGACTGAGGGTCCATTTTGTAAATCTTGTTAGCAATACTTTGAACATCAGCATCTGACATACCAGGATTCTGGCGTCTTACCTCATTAATATAATACTGGAGATTATTCACTATTGTCTCGCTATCGCTACTGTAGGGGTGCTATAAACGTCATCTAGCAAAGGTCTAATAATGTTAGAATATGCGTGTCCTAGTGTTGGATTAGCACCTGCTACATTTTCCAAATTAGTAATCCCATCTCTATAGACTTTCTCTAATGCTTCTTCTGAACCAAATTGTCCACGGATTTTTGTATCCTCAAAAACAACTAGCATTCGGTTAGCCAATGCTGTCATCTTTTGTAAGTTAGATAGAACAACATCATTCTTTTGCTTTTCCATTAACTTCATAACCTCTGGGTCATTAGACATTGAGTTAAGGTTATTAAATCTACCTAGTAAAGATTGTCTATTTTCCCAATTGCTATTAAGTAATACTTCTCTTAGGGCTGCATTACCAGCAAGGATTACTTGCTTAGTATTCTTACCCTTTTCCATAAGGTCTTTCCGATACATATAATTGTTTCGGTCAGGATTTTCTGGGTCATTAAGTAGACGTTGAACTTCTCTATCTACATCAAAATACATTTGACGGTCTTTTACAGCAGCCAACTCTGTTAAATATCTTTTTAGTACTTGATTGTTATTATCAAATACATTATCTTTTTCATCTATTAAATCAGCAGCCTGTAAGAAATACATTACAGATGGGTCATACTCGCCAATGTGAGGGGCAAATACCCAGCCTACTGTTGGGTAATCTTTTAATAACTTAACATTATCAATAGCCCATTTTTTAGTTTCTTGGGTATAGTTAATAGCAGTTCTTGCTTGTTGGCTATTCTTGCTTACAGTATAAATTAACTTATCTGGATTTTCTGATGCAAAGATAGATACTGCTGTACCTATTGGGTCTTGTAAGTTATAACCATACTCAGCATTAACACTAAGTACACCACGAAGAATGTCACTGAATTCTTGACGAAAACTTACTATGCCAACCTCACGAAGTTCAGGCAAAATTCCTGGCTCTGTACTTCCTAGTGGAACTGGAGAAAGAATATTAAATCCAAGTTTACCAGCAACAACACTATGGGCTTGAAGTCTTAATCGGTTATAGTATTGACCAAGTTTCTTTTCATCACCATAATCTTCTGGTTTTAATCTTGTCTTTTCATTTATCTGCATATAAGCACCTGCTTGATAAATTGCAGTAGCCATTGCACCAGTCTTATCGGCAAGTGGTAATGTATTCCAAGCATTTAATAAGTTAGTTGGTATTAAACCACGAAGCCAAGTTGTATTATCACTTTGAGGACCAAGTAACCAGTTATCTAGTTCTTCGCCAATCTCAAGGGCTAACGGAGAACCAAATCTTGTACCTACTGTATTTAACAATTGTCTAGCACCTAGTACTGGAATTGCAATTGTGGGACCAGTAAGTGTTGGCAAACCTGAACCTTCAGCATAACCTGGGTTCAACATAGATATCTTTAATGTATATTGATTCCAGGCTGGTTGTTTAAAGAAGTCCCAGTTTTGACCTAAAACTGCTTGTGCTGTTCCAAGTGGATTCATTAACGCAGCAAAGGCTGGGGCTACGGTTCTCCAGAAAAGACCATCATTAGGTATAAGAACATACTCAGTACCATTGTCATCTGTGTATGTCATACCGCTACCGTCCATAGCCTGACTAAAATGACCTAAACGATATAGAACTCTTTCTGGATGACGAGTACTAAATCTAACTAAACGTCTTGTATAGTCTTCTACTGCTCGGTAAAAACGTCCAGCAACACGAAGATTAAACGCTAATTGTGTTTTAACTTCTGGGTTATCAACATACTTTAATATGTCATTGGCTGCATTTCTACTAGCCATATTAGTAAAGTAAATACTTGCTTGAATTGAAGCATTTTCAGCAGAAACACCTTGCTTAATAAGCGAAGCCTCATAGGCTGCTTCTTCTGTCTTCATATTCTTACGTTGGTCAATGTACTTTATGTTAAAAGCATCTACTGAAAATAGGTCATTTATTTGCCTATCCATCATTTCCCAACCAATGTTGCCGTGTTTCTTATACCAAGAAACTGGGTCTACCATAAGAGGAAAATCAATGTCAGTTCTTACTGCACCTTGAAGACCAAATCCTTTGCTTAGTTCTTCAAATTCTTGAAATGACATATTACGTACATATCCAGATGCTAAACCGCGTTCTAATTCATATTTTTGTCGCCTTGCAATTTCTTTAGGAGTTAAACTAACTAGTTCTTCTCCAACTGCAGTACGGCGCATAGCGTCTTTACCACGGAATGCACGAGACTTGGCTACTTTTTCTAGCCCGCTTTGAATTTTACCCGTAATTGCTGAGTATAAAGCCTCATTAAACTTGTCAGAACTACCGTGAAAAACGGTATACATTTCTGCAGCAGAATAACGAATTATAGATTCAGTAATTTCTGAGTCTTTTAAGCCCACGGCTTTAAGATTAGAAGTTTTACCAAACTCACTATTAAATTCTTTTACTCTTGCAACGTTTTTATCAGGTACTGTCCACTTACCTTCAGCAGATTTTTCATATCCAATTCGCTTCATTGCATCATCTACGTATGCAGATACATCATCTGCTGTTTTTAATGCACCATATCTAACAAACAAAGAACCAAAGTCTACATTTTTCCAAATATTCTTTCCAAAATATTTATAGAAAGAAGAAAAATGAACAAGGTTTTTATCTGCATCTGTTAAAGCATTGTAAACATCATTCTTATAAACGCCAGTTGCCTTACGTCCAGCAGCCTCAAGGGCTTCTGAAAGTGTAGACTTGCCATAAATTTCAGCAGCAACAGTGCCATCTACTAATGTATTAGCAAAATTAGCAGCAACTGTAGATTGAATCATAGCCTCAACTGATTGATTGTTATACATTAACAATTCAGCCATATAGCCATTAGACTCAGAATCTAATTTACTACCATACTTAGCCATAATTGTAGAAGCCAAGCGTTCTTCAAACGTTGCACCAAATAATTCATCAGCAGAAACTAATTCAGAAGTTTTAATAGTTTTACCATTTGGTAATGTATAACTAGTATCTATTTTCTGAACAGCCTGCATTTCTTTACGTGTCTGTGGAGAAACGTATTTAGCAGGGTTTCTATCAAAAACATCTAATATTCTAGATTTAATTAAACCTTGAGTTTTTTCAGAACCAGTCCAAGCAGCAATTGCCTTACTCATTGCCCTGCCCTTACCAGTAAAGTAAGAAACTATTTGTTTTGGCTGGGCTGTCATAGTATAAACTAAAGCGTTATCTGCAGCAGACTTCCAACCTAAATCAGGAATTAACAATAAGAATGCCCAGGCTTTGTTGGCAGCCCTAGAAATAGCATTGTTTGTTAGCCCACCAGTACCTTTATAACGAAGAAGTTGATTTACATTTCCTTCATTTACGTTATAAACTTCTCTAAACAACTCATCAAAGTTAAGCATAGATATACCTGGAGTTGTGTGAAGAATCTGGCTAGGTCCACCAAAACGATTAGCAAGCAAAGGAGAATCCATTTGTGCTGGAATTTTAAACTCTGGTATTGGACCAAAACCTTGTCCACCAAATATTCCGTCTAGTATTGCACGTTTACGGTCAATACCACTTGCTGTATTAGAAAAACCAATTTTATCTAAATACAAATTGTATAGGCTGTGAAGCATATTTAAACGCTCATCTGGCTCTATAGCAAGATATCTTTCAGTTAAACTATTAGCAATAATTTTGTCGCCAACAAGTAAACGAGCAAAGTTTCTAAAGTCATTTAAAGAACGCTCTACATAACCATCTTTATAAAAGATTTGTTTTTGTGCTGGTTGAATAGCAAAAGCATTTCCAACAGCCTTTTTAAAATTCTTTTCTGAATTTGTAAGAGTTCTAATAATATCATCTTTATTAGGGTCTATTATACTTGCTTCAAAACCAGAACCATATTGTCTAATTTTTAATTGGTCTGCAAAATACTTTTCAAACTCTAACCAGTTATCATAAACTTTTTCTGGTATTGGTGCTTGACCATTAAGAACTCTGCGGTCAATACCATTAAATACTTGGTCATACATTGAACGTAGACCATCGGTAATACTTCTAGTACGGCGTTCTAGAGCAACATTGTTCTCACGATAAAACATACCACCATTAACTTTTGCGTTAATTAAGTAGTTTGCATATTCTCCGCGTTGGAAGAATTTTTGCATTGTTGGTAAATCTGTTATATAGACAAGATTTTCAGAATCATCTAGTACTTTAGTATTAGTAAATAAATTAATAATGCCGTCATCATCATAATCTGGAAAGTTATTAGCAATTCTATTTCTAATAACGCCAGCCTCAACATAATTTTTAGCACGGCGGGCTTCTCTTAATTTAACAATATCTTCAGCAAGTCTTGCGTGATAAGAAGCAAATTCAGGTACTTGAAATAACTCATCTACTTTTTGAATTGTAGACTTAGAAGAATTAACAAACTTTTCTGCTAACTTTCCGCTTTGTGTTAAAGCCAATGAGGTTCCGCCAGTTACATAAGTTAACGGGTCAAGGGCTATTGCTGCGGTAAAGTTAATAGAACCTGAAGGGCTTACATATTCTTCTTTAGAAAAAATATTAGGATTACTTACTAACCATTTTTTACCATCTTTAGATGGAACAACTTCATTAAAACCTGGAAATGGAAATAGTCCTAATGTGGTTGGAATAATATATGACCAAGCACCACCATCTTTTGGTGGGTGATTATTATTAGCCCAGTTAGTATAGTCATTACCAATATTTACTTGATAAGCCTTATGCTCTGCAAAAGCATTCTTCCAGTCTTTTGTAGCACCACTTAGTTGAGATATAGCATTTGCCATATCAACATCTAGTTGACCATACTCACGTAAAATCTCGCTAGGTTTTTTACCATCGGCAATACCTCTAGCAAGATAAGACATAGCCTTGCCATATTTTTCTTCTAGTTTTTTAGTGGCTACGCCGTCCCATTGATTGACACCATTCCAAGCATCAGACCAAGTTTTTTTAGTAAGTACTTTTTCAAAAAAATTCTTATCATCGCCAGTATCAAAAGCACTTCTAATTACTCGGTATGGAGTAGCAGGTGGTGTTAAATTAACATATCTTTCTGCTGTATCAATAATCCCTCTAAGTGGAGTTTTAACAAAGTCAATTGCTGCACCACCAATTTTTTGAAAAATATTTTTATCTTTTAATTGATAGTCAGCATTAGGATTAAGGAATACTAAAGCGCCTTGGACTTCAGGGTCTAGTCCGTTAAATTTTTTTCTAGCCTTATCTAGGTCTGAAGTTCTAGCAAGTGATTTATCTAAGTCAAGAAGATTTTGTATATTGTTAATTACAAAACGTTCTTCAGGACTCCATTGTCCAGCAACGGCAGCACCGTATATTTCTGGATTTCTGTTTGCTAAATTACTATTAACGCCTAAAGGTGTAGGTCCGACAGGATTTGTGAAAGACATTACGCCTCATTTAATTTATTATAGATAGCCTCTAATGCTCCACTTGTATCATATTGCATCATTCGGTAAACAACATTTGCAGGGTTAACTTGGTCTAGTCCAGGCATAGCACCAATATTTGGTCCAGGTCCTTCACCCCAACTAGCACCATAAGAAATTGGTTGATTAGGTAATTGTGTTGGCTCAGTCAATGGAACAATTGGTGGTAATTTTTGCTCAACCATTTCTGGTGTACCAGCCATAGGTGCTGCAGTTTGTTGAGTATAGGTTGCTTCACCTTCACCATAAGGAAGTCCAGAGATATATCTAGCAGGTTGGTTAGAAACATTTAGGTCGGTTCTTTCCGACATTGGACCTACCCCAGATACTTTTTCTCTAATTAACTCTGCCATTTTTTCTCCTACTTAGTAAATTGCGTTTTAACATTTGCAGTTCCACCACACCATACGTTGTATTGAATAGCAAGATTAATTGCTTTCTTTGCTGCACTGGCTGCTTTTGCGTGAGTTTTTAAACTATCTTCCATTGCTGCTACTGCACCTAGTGCAATAGTTCCGCCACTACCAATTGCGTAAATACCTTTATCATCTCGCATAAAACCGTAGTCATCGCTAATCTGATATATCTTTCCGTTAAAACAAAGTAACGCATCCCATCCAGCATCATCATCTTTTTTGTTTGCTGGGTTAGGGTCATACCCTTGCTCTGTAAGAATTTGTCTTATAGACGGAAGAACTCTTACTATCATAAATCTATCTGGGTCTTGCGTCTTAATTAATTTTGGTGGTTGCCATAAATAATTAAGGATATCGCCAGCAGTTGCATCACCTGCAACGGCTAACATATATTCGCCAATTTTATTTATCTTGTCATATCCCTTAGCAACGTAAGGTCTATCTGTATATGTAGTTACAGAATCGGCTGCTAATACAGCCCATCCTTTTCCTTGTATGCCAACTATTGCTGTCATTGTCCCCTCACAGATTATCTACGTATTGCTGTCCTTGCGCTTGCTGTTCCTTCTCCACTAGCATTTAAACTAGCAAGTAAAGTCTGTAGTGAAGGCGCAGGGGAAGAAGGAGCGCCTCCTACTGAGGCACCAGCGGGAGCAGGGGACGGTTGCTCAACCATAGAAGGGGCTGCCTCAGCAGGAGGTAATTCTTCGGGAGTAAAGACTTCTTCAACAGCATCTTCAATTGCTACGCCTTTCTGGCGTGCCTTAATTACATCAGCAACTTTCTTAATAACAGCAGATGGGTCAGCACCTTGCACTGCCATTTGTGGAATTGCTTGAGTATAGGCTTGTAGAGACTGAACCAAAGATTTACGCATTTGCTCAATCTCAATTTTTTCTTGCTCTTGAGTTACGTTAATACCAAATGGTAACTCACGCATAGCAAGGTCTGTTGAAATTAATCCACCACCAAGGGCTTGTAACATAAAAATTAAACCTTGTGCTGGGTTTAAACCAGCCAACATACCATAACGGACATCAGCAGAATAATCTTTCTTGATGTCTTTGCTTGGTCTATATGTAATTTCATATGGACTACCAGCATCTACGCCACGGATAGTCTTTTCATAATCAAAGAATTTTTCATCTACTTCAAAACAAACAGAAATAACATCTCTTAATGCAGAAGCAAAAATAGCCTGAGCAGATTTAACTTGTGTATCAAAGCCACCCATAAGGGCTTGAACGCCTTGTCCCGTAATAATGCTTGCATCAATGTTTCCAGTACGTCCCTCTGGATAACGAGTTCCAGTTCTAAGTTCTTGTTGTAGCAACGCCTGTTCAGTAAATGCTCCAGGTGGAATATTTAAATCAACACGGCGTACGCCAGCAGGGTTAGCAGTACGGATAACTGCATCGCCACCCATTTCAAGTTCATTAACATCGGCAGGTAAAACAATTGGTGACTGAACGGACTTCTCTGCTGCTTCCATCGCAAGTAATGCGAACCTGTTGCGAAGCAACTGAATACCGAGTACATCATCAAACTGTCCACGCATTTCGCCATCAATAGATGGACGGCGTGCTACTACAACCATCATTCTACCAATAGGATTTTTAGCCTGTGATAGAACTAAGTTATTGCGCTCTGGTACATACAGAAGTGATTGTTGGTCATCATAATAACGAACAACCTCTAACTGGTAATTCATATCTGACTTGTACATTTCTTTACCAAGCAAGATATGTGCATACTCAGGGAACTGTGATGCTAGTTCACCTGCTGCCATATAGTAGCGTTTTGCGAAGGCAATACAGCGTCCATAGCGGTCAAACTCTGGGTAAGCGCCCACTGGGTTTTCTATACGGATACGCGGTAGCCCTGCTTCTTCGTCTAATTCAATAATGAAAGGGACGAAACCAAAAGTGATGTATATGTCTGCACCTGTATACATCTGAACTTGTAAATCTGAATGAGCAAAATAATTTGTTGCAATGCGAGTACGTGTGTCAGCAAACTTACGGGCACGGTCATTAGCCTGATTTGCAGCAGAACAATTTACTGAAGGCAATGGTGCCATAACCTCAGATAGGTCACGGGCAACAATGTCAATAAAGTTTGCTACTACGTTAGCGTCTACGCCCTCTGGAAAAAACTCTGGGTATACACTTGAAATCTGTCCTTTACGAACAGCAAGTACATCTTGTTGGCGTGAGTCACGCTCTGCAGCACGTTCACGTAGATTTTCTACACGTGCTGAAATTTGTTCTATAGAGAGCATTTACTTCCTATCCATAGGTCTGTTGCCATTGCTCTGCAATTGCATCGTCTAAGTTAACTGAGTATCTTTTTGCTACCTGAGCCCTGGTTGCCCACCGATTGTGTGCGTACTTCTGGACATAGGAATTTTGTTGCATAAATTCACGACATCTTAAAACACCAAACCACAGTGCCATAACGCAGTCAGTCTTACCTCTGCCATTAGGACGCCAGGTTAATAATTGTTGAACCAAAGCCTTAAGTCCTTCAGAACCTTCAGTACTTGGTAACTCAATTATATTATTCTTTTGGTGTTTACCATTTGCTGTACTTCCAAATAATGGAGACATACCAGCAACACCAAAGTTTGTGTCCCATTTATTTTTGCCTGTGAAGTGTGAGTTTAACCTTACGCCGTAACCTGCAAGCCACTGTTGTAAATCTGAGTCTAGTGCATAGGCTTTTTGGTGAGCGTTAATTTCAACTCTTAGTTCTTGGGGTTTATACCTTTGAACAAATTCTTCAATTGCTTGTCGGATTTTTTGTGGCGTAGGTTCTGCCATATCCATACAATCTAAAACATAAATCTTTCCATCGTGTCGGTTATAGGTCATAGCAACAAACGCTGCACGACCAGCACCCATAGCAGGGTCAAATCCCACAACGGTATAACCTTCAACTTGACTTGGATGTCCAGCAGAACCTGGTCTCAAAGGACCACGCTTTCTCATCCCATTTATAGAACCCTGAACAAGTTCAGCGGGAAAAATGGAATCTTCTGTTACATCTTCTTGCTGATAAACCAATGCCCAAGTAGAGGGTGTTACCTCGCCTCGGCGCCGTGCTAGTGTCGGTCCATCCCACTTTGTGTAGAGTCCTTCTTCGTCAGGTGTCTCATCATCGCCATCCCACGGAGCGTCCGACTTTGCCCAAAGCGTAACCCAGTTCTTCGGCTTTTCTGCATACTCCAGAACAGCAGGCATACCCATATAAGTAAAAGGCGACCTACCACCAGACCAATGTTTCGGGTCACGTAGTTCTTTATAAAAATCATTTGGTGCAATTCTTGTCCCTACTACTAACAACTTACCGTTCTTACCCAAACGGGTAATTACTTCTTTTTGTAACCAGTTAATCTGCTTGTCGTACTCGTGAGCATTAGCAGTGGTTATACAGTCGTCCAAAATTATTAGGTCGGCACGGGCACCGTAAATTTGACCGCCCATACCGAGAGCCTGAATAGTCGGGTCTTTCTCAGATGAATTACGTGCATCGCTTCCCAAATAAACGGTGTCAACACGCCAGGTATCGGAATCTTCCTTCCATCCTCCCTCGGGTCCAAAAGTTGTTTGCAACTTCAACCAACGCGGGTGGCTTAACCTTTGTTTAATTGCGTACACGAATTCCCGTGCTTTGACTAGCGTCTTAGAAACTACGATGATTCTGACATTAGGATTTAACGCGATGCGATATGTAGAGTAGTTCACCGTTATTACGGTGGACTTAGCGTGCTCAGGTGGCACATTTATAAGAAGACGGTTTGGGTCGCCCTTCTCATAAATCATATTTTGGTGAAGCCAAGTTGGCTCGCGTCCCTCTAGTAAGTCAATCCAATCCTGATGGTGTGGAAAGACTCTTTGGTCCAAAAACATTTCTGAAAATTGTGGGAAGTCAATTTCATCCCTTGCTATCCCCAGAGCGGTTAGGCTTCGTTCTTTAGAATCTTCTTTGGCTTGGGCTAGGTCAGTGGCAAACTTAGGGTCCCGCATACACCAGATTCGGATGGTGTCGGGTTGCTTGCCCACCTCAGCCATTGCTTTGTGTGGCGCCCAACCCTCGGCTGTCCCATCTTAAAACTATATAGACAGTTAGTAACAGATAGTAGATACAGTCTGTACGCAAAGTCCGAAAGACTTTGCTACTGTCTGTGGGCACTTTGTGCCCCTATATAGTATTAATCCGTTCAAACAGCCAAACCGAACGGTTTGTTACCAAATTGTTATACAAATCACAGAATACAATATGACAAAATAGGACATATCAGTACAGAACAGGGGGCATAGGCTTTGTACTAGAAAATAGTTTTGGTAGTTACCTACAATACAGACCAGACAAATTAAACAGTCTGGGGTCTAAAGACCCCGCCTGCCTAATTTGATGTCACTGTCTGTCCTGTTACAGCAGGCGCTGGACAGGAGACAGTCTCCCTCGCCCATAATAATACAGATACTGGGGCTCGGCTTATTAAATACAAAAACTAAAAGCCAAAGCATCAGTGGCTGGCGGTCACTAATGCTGGACGCACCGCTTCACGCTAGCCTTTGCTAGGCTATCGTGTTCGCTTTATGCGTCGCACCGCAAGCGCCCGATGCGTTCCACGCATCTCGTATGTCAGCGTTACACGCAGCCATACTCTGGCGCCCTGCTCTCGCCACGTCGTCGGCGCGTCTACGCCGCGCTTCGCCGCCGTCTGGCTCGTGCTCCTACATCGCTTCCATTGTATCGCTTCCTGTCAAATCGCTTAACGCGATTGTCGCCCTAGACGTCTGCCTATTCGGCAGACAGGGCAAGAGTGACAGGGCGATACTGCTGTCCGCGTTCTACCAAGTTGGTAGACAGAAAGGAAAGTATGTATACAGAAAGCAATGGCATCTCAATCACACAAATGTGCTATCAATGCCAAGCGTTAACCGAACTATGTCCTGACTGTCAGGAACTACGAGACAGTCGTGACATTACGATTGCCCATCAAATTGTTGATGACGGCAATCTCCAGTATAAGTTCGTTTGGTCCATCATTACTGATGAACCTTCAGGTCACGATTGGATTTCATCCCAAGTTGTGACCAGAGAATATGTTGATGATGAAACTGGCGAACTCGTCAAGGTAATACGGGACGAGTTCACCGAGCCAATTAGTCAATTGGCTGACCGTATCTATGACCTAGATACGAGTCTCATCATTACACCCGCTGAGACCATCTGTCAGGCTTGCCACTTGGTCTATAACAAGGCTACACACTGTCCTAATTGTAACTAAATCTAACCAAGGCGCACCCCCTTCTTGATGAAGGGGGATACGCCCCCAACAAAGGAGACCGAAAGTGAACACAGTTAACTCATTTACCTTCAACAACGCATTGCTTAAGTCAATCAGAGACTATGGCAATGTAGTCAAAGGTATAGTCCAATCCCGTCAGGTAGAATACCTACCAGATGGTTCTATCCGCTCACGCTTCATCGCTAGCCGTCAGGTTACGATTCAAGACCCTGCCATCATTGGTCAATTGCGTCCAATGATTGCCGACAACGCCGAGTTCGCCGTTAATCTTAGCGGTTACCTCACAACCACAGTTCGTGAGAACGCAGGTCAAACCAAGTGGTATGACAACCAAATTGTCACCGCGTTGGAGTTCGTCAAGTAGTTCTTCAGGGCTAGTCAGGGCTTCGGCTCTGGCTAGCCCACTTAATTTTTTTTGCCAGCGCCAGCGGTAATCCGCAGGAAAGGAACAGGGTTCAGGATATGTATTTAGATATGGGAACAATTGTGGCTATATGTATTCTAATAGTCACACAATTGGCTGTTTTATTATTGACTATGCGCTCAGCCTACAGGTGGGAGCGTCATTATTGGGATGTAGTTAGGCTGTTAAAAATAGAAAGGGCTCAGAGATGAAGACCATTTATATGACCAAGCGTTGCCCAGTGTGCTTCAAGGTAGGCTCAATCGCCGTAGAAGAACACGAACTATTCACCTATCTCAGAGGTGAATATGTGGGCAGAGCATTTCAGTCCTTGACAGCACCATTCAGGGAGCAGATAATTAGTGGTGTTCACCCTGAGTGTTGGCAAAAAATGTGGGGCGAAGAACGTGTCAACGAACACATTGGAGACTATAGTGACACAACAGACTAAAACCTATTTCAAATCAGAATGCCAAAAGTGTGGCATCCTACTTGTAATCCCAGTCAATGACCAAAACGATTGGGATTATTACCTATGCCAAACTTGTGCCTTCGCTAAGATAGGAGCAAGTGAATGAGAACAAGAGAAGAACTAATGAAAATCAAAGAGGCTTTCGCCTTAGCGATGCTTGACCTGCTTGATGTATATGATGAACTCT